ACCATGTTCATCTTCTCTAAGTTCAAGAGTGCCGGACTTGGTCCTGGCTAAAGGGATGCCATCATGGTTTATTAAAAACTTTACATCGTCTTGTTCATTTAAGGTTTTAGAAAACGCTCCAGGGTTTACAATTTCATTATAAACACCTCGAGAGTCTGCTACAGAATAAGGGGAGTTGAATACAGATGCATACCCCGTGAATACTAAGTCCTCAGAATCGATTGCAGCCTCAGCTCGCAACTCGAAATATCTTGTTTCTTTACTTTCGCTCATTGCCTTAATAATACCTGCGGATTGTAATACAGGTTGTGGCCTAGAGTTTTTTTCGCCTTCATGACGTGCAACTTGACGCTCGGCCCAACGCATGGCATCCATCCTGGTGGCAGCAGCTAAAGAACCGCCCCACAAAAGCCAAGCAACTTGACCAGGACTCATACGATCGGTCTCACCAGCTAGAAACTCTTTAGCACCCTCGCCCTCCAGGTCTGTGACATGACGAGCAAACCAAGCGGCCATGCGGAGTGCTTTATCATGAGATACATCACCATCACGCATCATGCGTGCCTCTCTTTTTGTTTTTTCAGTAAGACCTTGACCTGCAAATTGTAAATTTTCTAAACCACGAGCAGCATTATTTTTTATAAAAGCTGGTACCTTTATATCATGCCTGAAACTGTTTTTTTCTTTATCTTTCTTTTTAGTGTGCTTTGGATGAGCCTCAGGAAGTAAATCATTGTCACCTACATACTTTGGATTTTTAGGTCTGTCGTTTTTTAATAAATAAGCAAATGCTTTAAGACGAGCAAGTCCCCAGGCATTCCTGGATACACCAGGCCTATGAGATACAGAAAACGCACCAAACCCTCTACGCACAACAGCCTTAGCTGTGTTAGTTCTTAGACGTCTCCATGTCGCCATGCCCTTTGAATTTATTTCCTCGTTATGGTTTTCAACAATCGTAGCAATTGATTTTTCAGTGCCTTCAGAAAATTTTATGGAACCTGACTTGCCCGATGCACTGCCTGGCTTATTTGTTTTAGATCCCTCGATTTGGTCTTTTTTAGGTGCAGGCTCAGACTCCTGCCTTTTAGTCAAAGTGTAATCATCCTCGCTTGTGTGTTTCATTCCAGTTATCTCTTCATAATCGCTCATTTTTTCACAAGGCATAAAATAAACAACACCATCAATCGTGTGAGTGTGAGAACCAACGCAACCAATTTCTTTTGCTTTTGCTTCAGCCTCTTCAGCAGTTTTATAAATGTCATTATCAGGGTCAGCTTGACGATAACCACCTGACTCTGACTCAGCAATATTGAGTGCGGTTATTTGTTTTTTTGCTTTCTCTCTTGAGTCATGGCAACCCATTAATTTATTATCGTCATCTTTGACAACACCAAATCCGTCACAATCCTCATGGTCCCGGACAATTGAGTAAGGCATTAGCCCTCCTTAGTTTCCTCATCTTGGATTTCAGGCTGGATTGAATCTGTGCCAACAGGTGGAATATCAGGTCCAACAGGTGCTCCTTGAAGTCCAATATAAAAGTTATCGCCACCCTCGTAAGGTTCATAGTCAAGTTGTTGTCTGATTTCATTAGGGGTAAATATACCTGAGCTGATTGCAGTTTGAGCTGCTCGGATTGTTGTGGCACGATCCCCACGGTTATATTCAGACACGTCAAACCTTGCATACGATGCTCCAGGTAAAAGGCTTGAGAACCCTTCCTCAATCCTGGATAACCAGGGGAGTAGGGTATGCCTTACAAATTGGATACCTGAACTCTCAACATTTGAGTAAAGTCCACTTGATCCATCAGCATGAATTAAATAACTTGGAATCCTATAAACACGAGCAATCTCTTTGACAATTTGATCCCTTGCTTTTACAAGTTCATCACCAGCAGCATCACTTATGGCCTTCCACTTCAAACCACCAGTAAGAACCGCAGGCTTTCTGTTTCTGTTATGAGCTCCTGTCCAGGTAGCTTGCAATACTTCAGCTTGTTCTTTTGTCATTGCCTGGTCTGTTTCAAGGATTGACGATGGAGTCGCACCTTGTCCATAGAACTGCCCAATGTGCCGCTCCATTGCTAATGCAACTCCTATCGTGTTCTTTTGCGTTTTCAGTGGACTGACACCTATATGAGAACCTGGATGTGTGAACCAGGTAAAGTGCAGAATGTTATGTTTTGTATACATGCGGTCATTAAAAGAAAATAATTTTTCATTGTTTTGGATGTTTACTTTTACCTTGTCCGGATGAATTATAGACATTGCAATCGGACGCTCAGCCGTGTCACGATCGACAAGAACGTATGCATTACCATGCAAAGCAAGTGAAGTAACCAACTGATGAATAAACTCAAATCTTGATTGGTTCAAATTAGGTTTTCTTAAAAACTTTGGTGTTCTATAAGTTACGTTTCTGTCGTCAAGTTCACGATAAACTTTTATAGGGAGTGCAGCAATTGAATCGCCAAGGATGGATACGCAAGATAAAACAGTACCAACACCAAGTGCAGTTACTTCAGTAACAGCCTCACCCGAATAACCAGGGATCCCTTGACGTTGAGCCAAAAGCTCTTGCAGGTTACCTAAAGCAGCGTCTCGTTTTTCTCTGTTATTTCCAAATATACTCATCGGTTATATAAATAGCTCCCTGCCAGTATGCCAGCACCCAATACAATTAAAGCCATTGCTTGACTAAACATATAAACACCAGCTGTTATTAATAACAGACCAGCGACTTCAAGTGTTACAAACAATGCTCTCACCATTCTACAATACCAACGTTTGATGGTTCAGGTGGCCTAGTTGGGAACGTTAATCTGTCCAGGCACATCACCATAGCAATCGCACCGTCAATTTTTCTTTTTGATTTACCCTTTGACAATCTAAAACCACGGTCAGTCGGTTTATTAACAGCAGATAAAACTTGATCGTTAAACGTGTTGTGGTTTTTATGTCTAACCTTCTTTGAAGTTATCAACTCGTAGCTTTGACCGCAGGCAGGAACCATCCTGCCGTGAGTTTGTGGAAACTCAACCATTGGAACGTTCTCATCATACAAAGCCTGAGCAGAACGCTCAAAGAATGCAGGGTCATACGCACACTCAACGACATTAAACTCACGGTTTAATTTGGATATAAACGTCTCGACCTCCGCATAGTCAAACATTACTCCCTCGTTACGCCAAATTTTAGAATCCAAATAAATCAATTCAGACTCCGGGTCTTGCTGACCCCAAACAACAGCCACACTATCGTGCTTCAAAGCCATGTCAATGCCGATATAAGTCGGCAGATCAGGCTGCAAATCAAAAGAATCTGCAAGCTCAGCCCACAATCCCTCAGGTAACCAGGACTCCTCCTGGGTCCTTGTCCACATATTGAGATGGTAACGTTGAAACTCGGGGAGTGGTAACGCAGCTCTTCGCCTTCTTAAATTATCAACAGGCCACCAACCGCCACCTATTGCAGGATTAACTGACTTCCACATTTCCTCATCCTCAAAATCTGCACCCTCCTCAGGCTCCAACCAATAAAAATAAAACTCCGGATCCTCAGTCTCACCTGATTGTTTTCTTTTACCACGCAAGTAAAGACGACCAGCCAAAGTGTCCAGGTCATAACCGGCAGTAGTAATATTTAAAATAAGGGAGTCCTTCCTTTTAGCCGTGTTGTTTGACAAAACATAATGAACCCTTTGCAAGTTTGGAGTTGACCATTCGTGAATTTCATCAGCAATAAATGCTGAGTTACGTCCACCATCAGCCGTGCCTGCTTTTGCAGCAACACGGAATACACGACCCGGTCCATTCTTAACACCAATAGAATTATTAAAAACTTCAGTAAGACCTTTTAAATAAGGACTTTGCTCACACATTGTCCGCATCGTTCCAAAGACAAGGTCGGCCTGCTCAAAGCTAGCAGCTGCAACAGTTACAAGCGGGGATACAGTACCAGCACCAAGCAGTTCATATAAACCGATGGCCGCAGCCATTTGAGATTTGCCGTTTCCTTTTGGAACTCCACAAAGAGCTTCTCTATATTTACGCTCTCCATCTTTGTTTTTTTCGTAAAGATTATAAATTAATTGCTTCTGCCACAAGTCTAATTTAAATGGCTGACCATAGAAGTCACCGTCACCATGGACGCAAAAGTTCTCAATAAACTTAACAACACGACTGCCATCGGACTCAGGCAGCTCAATCATAACTCGTCATGCGTTGATAAATTATACTTAGGATGCAAGGGCTCAATTTGTTTGTCAGCAATTTCAAAAGCCTTTTTTTCAGAATCAGCAAATACAGTTATATGACCCCGCAGCATTATCGTGTACTTTTTCATTTTCACTCTTCCTCCAATTTAGCAATTGCAGAATCA